CCGCCGAAAAAGCCCGCAAGAAATCTTTCAAAGCCCGCCACGCAGACAACATCCAGATTGGAAAGATGTCTGCTGCGTACTGGGCAGACAAGGTGAAATGGTAATGAGCCTCTATGACCACATAAACGCTCGTAGAAAGGCTAAGACCTCTCGGTCTAAAGCAAAGTCTACTGTCACCCCGAAGGCTTATTCAGAGATGAAAAAGAACTTTGGGAAGCCCAAACCAAAGAAAAGGAAAGCCTAATGGCCCATAACCCACTCGTTAAAAAATCGTGCCAGCCTGTCGTTGCTGGAAAGCCCATCATGAAGGGCGGCAAAAAGAAATAAGAAAGCCTCAACATGACTGTCAAAAGCAATATCAAAGACCTCATATCTCTATCCGAAAGCTCAGGCTGGGAAGTTCTCCATAAGACTATGGAGGCTGAAATCCTCCAGCTTGCTTTGAACATGGCCCGCAGCTCAGAAATGACGCAGCAGCACATGGACTTTCAGAGGGGTGCAATTTTCGCAGCAGAGCAAATGCTCAGTCTGCCAACTAAGCTCATCAACAAACTTGAAGGTGAACTTTCACTAGAAGACGCGACGAGCCGCCAAGGCCGCTCAGAAAGGACTAAAGATGGCTATTAACCCAGGGATGGACGCGGAGCAAATCGCCCGCATTTCAGCAAGCCGGATGGGTGACGCACCACAGGCTGCTGCACCACAGGCTCCACAGGCTCCAACGCCACCAAAAGATGCACCGCCCACTGACATGGAGAAAGCAGTTGAGGCTGCATCGCCAGATACGGAAGGTGACAAGCAGGCTCAGGACGCTGTGATGTACAACGTCTCGATTGGTGGCCAAGACCGCAATCTTTCGCCCCAGCAAATCGGATCCACATTTGAGCGCTACCGTGATCTCAATCACAAGAACGCCACGAACAAGCCGATGTACGACCTATCAGATCGTTTGATGCGCGACACGGGCGCTAGTCCAGAACAAGCAGCCAAACTCATGGATGCTGCTCTTCGGGCCATGACCAAGAACGCTAAGATGGGTAAGCAACGTCCGAAACAGGATGGTGTCGCAGCTCCAGAACAGCCTTCGGGGCCACAAGGTAGCAACCAGCTCAACGAAGAGTGGTCAAAGTACGAAGAAGAGAATGCCATCAGCCTGCCACCGGGGTATCGTGAGCAGTACGAACGCATGGGCCGCATGGAAGAGAGCATGGGCAAGCAGCTTCAGATGATGCAGGGCGTCTTGCAAAACGCTCAAAATGCTGGCCAAGGCGCGAACCAATCACGCGAAGACGCTCTTAGTAACCGCGACGAAGCTGTAATGCAGTCTATTCGTAACAACCTTGACCGCGCTCAACAGGAAGCTGGCCTTCCAGATGACGCTGTTGGAGATTTCCAGTCTTACGCGATGGAACGTGGTTACACCGCAGAAGACTTTGCTGATGCCTCTCTTACTAAGAAGGTCATCGGTGACTTCAAGAACCAGATGAATACCCCTGAGTTCGAGCGGTTGCGCGAAATGTCCAAGCGCCGCGAAGCATACCTTACATCCCAATCGGGTGGCCCAACGAGCCAAATGGCTCCCTCTGGGGGGGATGATACCCTCGCACGACTTGCACAATCCGCCAACAACAAGCGGATGGGTTAATAAAAAAGGCGGCCTTCGGGTCGCCTTTTCCCTTTAAGGGACGACTACCTCCCCAGAAACAATCAATAGTACCTCAACGTCGATAGCGCTACGGCCCTAAACGTCGGTGTTAAAAAGGTTACTCGGTAAGTTCGCGTGATTGTTCCGCTCACACTTTCTTAGTGCCACTGATGACTGAAACCTTTTTCCAAAGGAGATTACCACATGGCTGGTATCCAAGGACTACGGGGCTCAGGTCAGTTTGCTGCTGACTTCCGCCCGAAAAACTATCGCGAGCTTTTTACGCTCTTAGAACCAAACGGCAATGCACCTCTGAATGCTTTGTTGGCAATGACTTCCTCTGAAGCCACTGATGATAGTGAATTTAAAAATTTCCGTGACGAACTTCCTGCTCGTACACTGACAGTGAATGGCGCTTTGTCAAACTCTGCTACAACTATCACTGTAGACGCAGGCAATGATGTATTGTTTGCAGTTGGCGGCACTATCGTTGTCAACGCTGCGACAAACGAAGTTATGCGTTGTACTGCTGATGCGACCGCGACTACTTTGACTGTTGAGCGTGGCATTGGTGGCGGTGCAGCGTCTATTGCTGACGGCGCTGATTTGTTCATTGCGGGTTCTGCGTTCTCTGAAGGTGCTAATACACCTACAGGCGTATCATTCGACGCAAGCGTTGCTTCGAACTTCACGCAAATCTTCCGTACGGCCTTCACAATCACCAACACTCTACGCGCAACGAACTTGCGTACTGGTGACAAAGAAGACGAGATGACAACAAAAGCTCTCAAGATGCACATGCAAGATATTGAGCGCGCAATGTTCTTCGGTAAGAAGCACGAAGCAAACGCTGCATCATCTCAGCCAACTCGCTACACAGGCGGCTTGATTAACTCGATCACTAACGTCAACGACCGTTCAACTTCTTCTAGCACGATGACAGAAGACCAGTTCGACCGTTCACTTATCGAAGATGTGTTCGCGTTTGGTGGAAACCAAAAGATCATGTTCTGTGGCGCAAAAGTTGCGGGTCACTTGCAGAAGTTCGGCAAAGACCGTTGGGCTCCAACAGTTGTTGAAGGTGCGTACGGCGTTGGCCTTACTCGCTACTCCACATTTGCTGGTGATCTTATGGTTCACTTGCACCCACAGTTCCGCCAAGTACCTGGTATGGAGAGCTCCGCAGTCATCATCGACTTCCCGCACCTCAAGTACCGTTACTTGGAAGGCCGTGATACTTCCTTGCTTCGCGACCGTCAGGCCAATGGCGCTGACCAAGCGGCACACGAGTACCTCACAGAGTGTGGTCTCGAAATGTTGCAAGACAAGACGCACCACTACATCAAAAACTGGAACCTTACAGCCTAATAAGGCAGTCGAAAGTTTTAGAAAAGGGCTGCCCTCGGGTGGCCCTTTTGCTTTGAGGGACGACTGGCCCCCAAATAACGGGGATAAAAGTCAGGAAACTCATGGAGAATTTTAATGGCACGTAAGAGAGCACACAAAGCCGACGGCAGTTTTAAGGCTGACGATCCGTCAACACCTGAGAACGAGGCTTGGATAGAAAAAGAAGTCTCTGAAAAAGTAGATGATCCTTCCTTAAAGGCTAAACAAAAGCGGGCACCGAAGAATGAAGCGCCCAGCGATTTTGTTTTCTTCGTATCCGCTAACGAAGAGAACGCCGCCTTTGACATACGCATCGGAGAAGACCGCGTTCGCGGGAATTGGGATAAAGATCGCGCTTTCGTACATTGGCGCGTTCCGCGCGAATTAGCTAAATTGGCTAAGATGCACCACCATATTTGGTCGGGCCGCGTAATCAGTTGCGAGGAAAATGACTGATGGCAGAGAAGAGCGTACAAAAGCCGTTTGCGGCTGCTAAAGAGAAGTTCACACCACTCGAAAGTTTAGTACGCTCTGCACTCGTCAGGGCGGGTAACTTCTCACCCTCGCGGGTTGATGGCGAGGTCATGATGATGATGATCGAGCTTGCAAATCGGGTTGTTGAGGACGTGCGCCAGCATCCTTACTGGGTGGGTGGAGATATAGATTACTACACTGACATCCAAGAGCGCAGGCCCATCCCTGACATGATAATGATCGACGGCTTATCGGCTCATTACTTTGTTCAGCAAGGTTCCGATAAGGCTATGGTACACTTGCAACTGTATCAGTCCAGCATGACCAACATTCTACATCAGAGGTCTAATGGGAACAAACCGTACGTTCGTACAATAATGGACGGCGGTTCCAACCCTTCGTATAAGCCAAGGACGGTTAGTTAATGACCAGACTAGCGTACGCACCCTTATCCGTTAAGAGCGACTTCACTTCCTACTATGGGTTTAGGGGCATTGACCGTTCGCGCGACATTACAGCACTTGAGACGGAGAAGGACCAAAACTTCTGGAAGCTGGAAAACTGTTTCGTGGACTATCGCGGTCAGTTGATACGCGATCCTGCGTTCTACCTTCACAAAGGCTCTAACCGCTTTCCGGTAAAAGCGCTCAGATTTTACAACCGCGATGGAGTTGTCTTCGCAGAAGAAGATGCTTCAAATACGCACTTGTCTTCTGACAGGGGCCACCGCCTTGACGGTGCTTTAGCAAAAGGCGCTATTGTTTCCATGACTAACTTTAAGGGCAAGGTTCACATCTTCTCTAAAGATAGCCGGATGTATCGCTACGACGGGTTTGAGTTCTCGACATCCACTTCCTCGATCAAGCCACAGTTCGGCGTACCCATCCAACGACGACTAGCTGTTGCTGGGTTCAAGGACCGACCGACTGTTGTGGAGTTCTCGCGCGTGGACAACCCCGACATCTTTTTGAACGAAGAAGCTCCGACAGAAGAGGTCACGAGAGCTGCATTTATCGACATCTCGAACTTGATTGGTACTGCCGACCAAATCGTCGGGATGGGTACATTCGAGGCTAACCGCCTTGCTGTGTTCACCAAAGACCAAACATTAGTTTACATCATCGACCCTGATTTTGAGCAGTGGCAGCTAGATAGTCGTGCCAACCTTCGGATTGGTTGCGTATCGCACAACACGATTGCCAACTCTGGTTCTGACTTATTGTTCTGCTCACGCCGAGGCATCCACTCGATCATGCGATCAGAGCAAAATGGTGTTACGATTTCTGAAGCATCTTTGTCTGACGAAGTAGAGCCTCTTTATCAAGAGCTCGTACGCACAACACCTGACCCCGAAACTATATCTGCGGTATTTGACCCAGATACGCTTACGTACCACGTCTTCTTTCCCCGTCCAGGCGGTTCGAACACTGTCCGTCTGAGTATGAATTTTCGTGCAGGCTATGAGAGTGTAAACTTCCAGCTTGGCGACACACTGTTACCACGTTGCGGAACCTTTTTAGGTGGTCGTTTAATGTTCGGCACTTCCGATGGAGTTTACGAGGCAACTAAACGTACGTTCATTCAAGACACAGGTCGGGCTGATTTAAGGCGATCTCCGATGATAGCCGAGACGCCTGTGCTATGGCTAGGCGACTTCCTTGGTACGAAGAGGTCTCACACTTTCATTGTGCAAGCTACGGGTACGGGTCGCTTCTTCATTGACTTCACAGATGAAGTTGGCGGTGACATGGCCTCGATAGAAGTCAACCTCGACAGGATTGAGGGTGACGAGAACTGGGGGGACGCGCCTCTAAACCATGACTACTCCTTCCCATTTAACCACATTTTCCGAGGCGTTCGAATGAGATTTCGCACCGATGAAAAAGACACGAAGAGCGAAGTGACGGTGATTAGCTTTGCATTCTTGAACCATAAGGACAAATAAGAATGGCTCGTTTAAAAGTATTATACCCTGGCAACCACACCAGCTCATCTAACATTGGTGCCGACATTGAGAACATTGTTCGTTACCTAAACTCTGCGGAGGTTGGTGACTTCACACTATCCGAGCTTTTGAGTGTTATGTTCGACAACAACGGAACCTTGGTTGCACCAATTGATTTGCGTAACGATGCTGTCAACGGCCTTCAGTACCGTGCAGGCGTCTATACCGAGCTTGAAGATGGATGGAAAACTATCGCGACTTCTGCTGATTTGCGCGGCACATCTGGATCAGACGTTGCCACAATCGGCGCTCCACTTTTCTCAGCGCGTACAGACTTAGTTATAAATAGCGCTGACGCAAACGGAGTTATAGCCAATCCTACTGGTGCTACCACTTTCAATTTCTTGCACGAAGATACTGACGCTATTGTTGTGTATTTGAACGGTGGCTTGCAGGCGGCTGACAGCTACTCATCTAGCGCAGCCGCGAACACGGTAACGCTTTCTAATGCTACGGACGCTGATGATCTTGTAACGATCTATAAAGTGCAGTCTTCAAACGACAGTGGGTTCGTTCGTGAGGATGTAGTCTCCGGTGCGTCTCAAGCGGTGTTCCCTTTTGTCCACACGGAGGATCAGAAAGTTCTAGTATCACGAAACGGCGTTTTGCAGCGTGAGGGTGGTACGAATGACTACACAACTCAGCCAGCAAATTCGACGATAACTTTTACGTCAGCGATGGTCTCAGGCGATTTAATTACGCTCATGATTGTTGAGGACACTTCACAGGTTCGTGTCAGTGGTCTTATGACTGAGGACAAGTTTACTGATGCAAACGGCTTTGTCCCTTACTCTAAGCTGGCTATTTCTGACCAAGAAATTCCACAATCTAAAGTGGCTGGGATTACCAGCCTTTTGACTAACCGTGGTCGCGTTTACGTTTCTGCTTCTGAGCCTGTGACTGCTAACGCGGGTGACTTCTGGGTGGATACCGCGTCCTCACCGAACGTGCTTAAATTCTACAACGGTACGGGCTGGCTGCTTACTAGCCCCGACACGGGCATCCCTGCGTTCACAACCACGAACGCCCTTCAGTTCTTGCGGGTGAACTCGACAGGTGGTGGCCTTGAGTTTTCTAGCATCGACTTTACTGCTGTTGTTCCCAAAACGTACATCGGTGCTGCTGATGGGGTTGCTGGCCTAGATGCTACAGGTCGCCTGCCTATCGCGCAGTTACCTGATACATTCGCCACTCGCAGCTTCTTTTACCAGAAAACAGGGTCAGTTCCAGATGGGTCATATGTTATTACGCGAGCCTTCAAGCAAAACGTACGCATCGACGCCGTAGCAGCCAAGACTGTATCTGGCAC